ACGTTGTTCGAGCCCGTTGTGTTCTCTTGCAAAGCACTACGACCTACTGCGGTATTAAATGAGCCCGTTGTTAACCTTGCTGCATTACGACCTATGGCCGTGTTGTTATTTCCCGTAGTGACGCTTATTAATGCAGAACTTCCAAATGCGGTGTTTTGGTTTCCCGTTGTGGTTGCAGTCAAAGCAGATGCGCCTACGGCAGTATTCTCAGAACCCGTTGTATTTGAATCCAATGCAGTATCACCAAAAGCGGTATTAGACGTAACCGCTCCTGCACCATAGTTGGTCAAAGCGGTAGTTGATACAAGCAAAGGCAAATCGTTGCCCAAGCCATCACTCAAACGCTTGAGCGTTGCCGTGATTGGCTCGTTGTCCCCGACCTTGATAAGGCCGTCGTAGGTGGCCTGGATTCTTTCTCCTGTTAATGTGTTTCCCATTTTGTGATAATTATAAGTTCCAAATTTCTGTTGTTGTGCTCCAAACTTCGATGCTGGTGTTCCAAGCTATCTCAATGTAAGAGTTTAAGTCAAATAAAGCATTAGTAAAGCAGGCCTGACCCTCAATCACTCCTCCGTCAAGGGTCCACCTCTGGAAGATTAAATCAATGTAGTCGCCAGTGTTACGGACACCAAGCCTAAACTCAGCACTCTCAACGCAAGACTCAGCCTCTACCGTTCCTCCGTCCGCTGTTACTATAGTGAAGTAATCATTGAACAGCATCTGCGCTGCACCCCGAAGGTTGCCAGCGCCAGTAGGCGTTAGACTTATGCTGATGCCTAGGCCGAGCATTGTTAGGCTATGTAAGCGATTGCCACGCCTGAGGATACCCCCACTGCGCTAAACAATCCGTAGATGGTGGTGCCAGCAAAGACGGGTACCGCTGTAAGGTTGTCCTCCGCTGCTGATGTGGCGGTGACCACCGCGTCGCTGGTTACCGTAATTGCTCGGTAGAACTCTCCGCTTACGGGAGTAGATGAGGAGGTAAGTACCCTAAAACCTTTCTGACCGAATGCCTGAAGCTGGTAGTTCGATGGGTTGGTAATGTTTGAATAGCTCACAATGGTAAATGTTAAAGGTTAAAGAGAAAACGCTAATTCCCTACAAAGATAACATTATTCTCCAAGCAAAATTTTCATTACATCATCCTCCTGTTCCTCGGTGAGCTCTGGTCGCTCGCCTTTACGCTGAGAGATAAGCTTGCTCTGTTCAATGGCTTGCTTCTTAACTCTTTCGTCTTTTCTATCTTCCTTTTCGGTCTCTAGCTCCGCCTTCTGGGCGGTGGCGCTCTGCTGCTGCATACTGCCCACCCCAAGCTTCAATCTCTCCAACTCCATCTTTAGGGCATACTCCCTATCAAGAAGCTCAAGCTTGGCATTCTTATCTGCCTGAATCTTGACAAGCTCAACTTGGCTGCCAATGTTAAGCTCTTCTATTTTGCCCTGAGAGGAAGCCTGCGCGGTTTGGATGTTCATCTGAGCCTGCATCTGAGAGTTCTGAGAGGACTGCTCTTGCTTCTCGCGGATGCGCTTCTTGCGACGCACCACCAACAGCCTTTCAGCTTGGTCTACATCACGCAGCTGACGGATAGCGATAGCGTCCTCAAGATTAATCTCTCCAATAGAAAGGGCCGCCTGAATGTTAGCCTCTAGGTATGCACGGTCTCGGTCGTTCATCTCCGTAACCACCCTTACCCCGAAATTGTACATTGGCAAGTCTTTAAAAGAAGAGAGCACCTTCATATTCTCCATACCCACAGCGTTCTCGTATGCCTTAAAGACAACAGACTCTGGGGGAAGGATTTGAAGACACTTAACGATGTCCTCGCACACCTTACGGAACAGCACCATAGATGCATTGGTAATGTCGTACAATGCGTTGTTAGATGCTTGCATTGCCTGCTCCCTAACGCCAACTAGCTGCTCCCCCTTGGGGCTTGTTCCGTCCATAACCTCGTTGATGCCCGTAGCGTCACGAATCATACGCAGCGCGTGGTTGTAGATGGTGATGAGCTCGTTGATGTTCCTTATACCATTTTCAAGGGTTCTGATTGGAGGATTTTGGAATCCGCCGTCTGCGTTTTTACTACGATAGTAGAACACACCCGTCTGCTCGTAGATGTCTTGGATTTCAAGAGGCTGAAGTTCTCCTCCTCGCCCAAGCTGTACGTTCTCAAGTCCCTCGATGTCAACGATTAAGCCGTCAGGCTTTGCCTTGGCAATGGACTGCTGAAGCTTTAGGTGGGTAATCTGGATTTGGTCGGCAAAAGTGATAACGCTGCCCACTAAGCTTTTAGGAATCATACGGCGCAAGTTTACCGCGATGGCGCTATATGAGAACCTAGCCCTGCTGAGGTCGTGAATGTTTTTGGGGATGTTTTTCTTTAGGCCGTAGTCAAACAAGAATTCTGTACCCACAATGTACTTACCGCCATAAATGGTGGCATTCTGCATATAGACAGGCTCGCGGTCATATACAGACTGAGATGGGGCCTTGTATTCATAGCCCTTGTAGTAGAATCCTATGTTTCCAAACCTAGATTCTTTTTTCTCGAAAACAATGTCGTCTACGCTAAGAAATTCAAATTCAAGGATAGAGACAGTGTACTGGTCGTATCCGTACTGGTATACGCCAAGAGAAGAGTCGTAGTACGCCTCAGACAGCTTATCTGGATTGTTGCCAAAGTTATTGACGATGCTATTAGCCATTTGCTTGTACTGGTCCTCGGTGAATTGGTTTCCAGCCATACGCTTTAGCTCTTGTATCGACACGTTCCTAATGTGCCCCATATAGGTGCAGTCGCTAAGGTTCGGGTCGTCGGTGATGCTATGTATGAAATACGCTGGGTCAACATAGTCCTCCTTTATGCCGTAGTTTGGGTCGTTGTTACGCTTAACGACAGCCATCCCTACCTCCACTAAATCCTGTACGTTTCTACGATAAATCTTTTCGTTGAAGTCGTTCCAGTTAAGCGTTAGGCGTGTGGCAATCTGCGCGGCAATCTCCGCCTGCGTTTTAATGCTAGTCTCAAAGAAAATCTCAGCCTCTTCTGTCGTCTCGGGTAATGCGTCTGGGTCAACAACAGTCTTTAGTCCAAGCTGCTTTGCCTCTGCAAACATTTCTTTGTTTTTGATGGCGGCGTTAATCTTTGCCCGCTCCCTATCCTTTTCCGTCTGTGATATTGGGTCAATGGCCTCCACATTAGGGAAGGGTGCCGTGCCAAGTATTTTGTTGACTACAATCTTAACGAACTTCGGAATGATTGGCACCGGTGACCAGTCAATAGAGAGAAGCGCTCCATCCCCGTTGTTTGGGTCGAGGGAGGTAAGTATCTGCTTATATATGTTCGTGTCTTGTGTGCCGTTGGCGTAGTCCCTGTTAATTTGAAACTCCTTCCAACGGATATTGTATAAAGACCCAGTGGTATTGACTCCGCCCCACTGAGAGTATACGCCTTTCGCGTACTGCAATCCGTATTCTTTCGTGACTTTCTTGGCGTGATTAGCCAATGGGTCAGGGAAGTTTACGTTGCTACTCACATAATTGTAATCCGACATATTAAAATATCCGTTATTGTGCAAATATACAGATATATCTAACGTCTGATTTCTCGACTCTTGCGAAAAAACACCTTATCGTTAAAATTAGCTTTTGGCTTTTCTGGAGCCACCTTCTGAGCGGCTATAAGGGCTAAGCCAGCGGATATTGTTAAGTCAAACTTAGTTCGGTCATCAATCTTGAAGTTAATCCAGTCCTCAAGGGTTCTGTTGAAATACATTTTTCCAAACAGGCCACTCTCGTCGTTAGAGCCCACGTGGTGGTAGATGTATGCTTCAATTGCTTGAGCGTGAGCCTGAATAACGTCTTGGCTGTTGGATGGGATTCCCTTTGTCTTTACCGTTACGTGCGCGGAGGTAGAGGAAAGGTGTGCCGGCCTTGCCATTAAATATCCATCATAGCCTCTTGACTCAAAGTATCGTACAATGCCATATTTGTTGTTCTCCACCAAAAGGGGGAAGCCATAAAATACCGAAGCCATCAGAACGTCTTCATAAAATATTTTCGCCAGCGGGGGTCGCGACGCGTACTCTGCCACAAACATATTCGACGGGTACTGCATATTGAACTTAGTCATCAGGTGGCAGGCGCCTTTTGAAGAGCGTCCGTCTGTTGTTGCGTCAAGGTCATAGGAGTCAACACCGCCACATCCAAGGAAGTCGTTAGGGGCAACCTTCTGATTTCTCTCTACCTGAATTTTGTTTCTAAGCTCAACAGGTGGCATCCACGTGATACGCCATCTTCCGTTGGGGTCTGGCTTAAACATTACCTTGGTGTCCTGAGCTCCGTTCTCCCAACAAAAGTTGCCAATCACCACCGGGTTGGGGAACAGCTCATCGTTGTATTGAATCTGCTCATAAATCTTGGTGATGTTAAACAGCGATGCTTTTGTAGAGTCTCGAAACGCCTCATCTTCGGTGAAGGGAAACTGACGAATAATCTCGTTGAGCTCGTAGCTGTTATGCTGCTGGCCCTTGCGTTCGTTCTTCAAGAATGTCCTTGCCCCGATGGATGTGAACGTACCGTCCTCGGTAATTGTTGGTGCCGCTGGGTCTTCTATAATAGGCATCCCGTACTGGTCAAAGAATCCCTCAAGGGCTTCGTATGCTGGGATAAATATTTTATATAAACCGCTTTTAGTCCTCCCGTTTTCGTTTCTCTGATTTGGGTCGGAGTCGTGATAAAGGCCTCTAAATTCTCTGCCTCCTCTGTCAAGGGGGTTTACGGTAGAGCCAATCATTGCCTTACCAATCACCTTACGTCCAACGATAAGACAGGTGCGGTGGATGCGCCATATCTCACGAATGTCAATGCCTTTCTCGTATTTTCCCGCTTCGTCGAAAAACAATCTATGGGCCTTGCTTCCGTCATAGGCATTCATAACTGTATTTTTCCAGTTGATGATGGTATCCAATGCCTCTCCTCGGGTTGCCGTTTTATTGTTTTTGGTAATTCTTTTTGACGGCTCACGAAACGCAAGCTCCATACGCGGGTTTGTCGTTCCGTCAATTACCGGGGCAAAGAAAAACGGGTATCTTTTAAAGATGGGTATTACCTTGGAGCCAAAGACAGCCTCTTGTGCGTCGGCCCCTGTTTTGCTCATAATGCCAAGCAGTTTGTCTTTCACCTGAGAGCCTTCGTCCACCAGTGTGGCGGCACTCATATTGGTATAACCAGAGCGTCGGCACTTGGTATATATCTGCCCAAGACACCGAGGGTCCGCCTCGCAAGCGGCGAAGTGAATGAAGAGCCTCCTCTGGAAGTCAAGATAGCTTGGATACCCGATGTCTATGCTGCTCCACTGGAGGAACATATAGTGGTGGCTTGTGATGTATGTCGCTATTCCGTTGTTGTAAAACCAAACTCCGTCCCGGCGGCGGCGGAACTCCTCTTCGATATAAGCCCCCCACCTAAGCTGAAACTCACGCGGAGACTCATACCAGTCGTCCATACTTTTAATCTGATTTAGCTCCTTTGGCATCTCCTGACGTTGCCATCTTTGGTCTTTGGGCTTAAGGTTGTGGAATAAGATATTTTTCTTTTCCGGCTTCTTGGGAAGCTGTATCAGCAGGGACTCAATCTCAATAATATCCCCTTCCGTGTCGTTGGGGCAAATGTTAATTACCTCTTTGTCTTTTATTATTTTTAATCCAGACATTCTCTATCGCCTTGCGTTTCTTTCTGCAAACCCGCCCTTGAAGTCTTTTTTCTCTTCAATCTCTCCGGTCTCGGTGAGGGTTCTAACCATCTCCTCAAGCCTTTGCCGCTCTTGTATTAGCTCACGAGCGTCTACCGCAGTTTGCTTTATTGACTGCAATTCCGCCTTTCTGGCGGAGCCATTAATATCGGGGTCAACGGGCTTCTTTATTTCTTCAATCATATTATTGATTGCCACACCCATCGACTCAAGAAGACGCTGCGCCGCGTCTACGGTGGTAAACTTATCCTTTGTAGCCATAGTCAACAGCAAGTAGGTGATTTACGTTCATCCGCCAAAGCTTCTTTCCGTCAATTTCCATTTCATAATCTGCATCTTTGGCAAAGTATACTATGTCTCCTTTTTTAATACCCAATTCCTCCAGCGCCTCCGAGTCGCAATATATGCGTCCGTAGCGGTTAGCCTCTGGGGTGAGGGATACGAGCTCTAGGACAGAGCTTTT